GTGACATTGCCGTTACTATCCACATCCTGATAAGTGGTAAATACAGTATCAAAAGCGAATATATTTCCATTGTTTTTAGTTACAAAATAATATTGATTGTTAATAAACGCTACTTCAGATGCGATGAAGTAATTGAGATTTTGGTCTGAGGCATGGTAGAACTTCTCAGTGTTGAAATCATAAAAAAGGGATAAGTTATCACTATAAAAGTTAATATGATAAAACAAATGGCCATCTTGACGATACAAGAAGCCCTGTGAGTCTTGCGGGTTTTGTAGCGTCGAGAACAGGTAATCGATACCATCCTGCGTAATTTTCCTGGGCATTCCGCCATCAGAATATACAATGATTGGGCCGCTTTTTTCATTTTGTGCCAACCAAACAACAAACTCATCCATGTAAGCAACAGTAGCAGGCTGTAGGCAGCCGTAATCAATATTGAACTGATTGTTTCGTTGGTAAGGGAATAACTGAGCTCCTGTATCAAACCATGCCTCCGTGACAATGCTGCCCATGACGAAAATCATATTACCTTTCGATGGAAAACGCACCACTGCCTGAACATTATCTGGCTTTGTTTGAAGCGCCCCAACATGGAATTGGTCATTAGGCCATGATGTCCCATCATTATTGCCCGATAGACGCCAGTTATTCGTTCCTTCTGCCGGCATGATAAAATACGTATCATGGAATGTTAAATAACCTGGAACGAAATCGATTGATATGGTTTGGAAGCTTGGAGAAAGCGTGGGGTCGTAAATATAAAACGCTGTGCCGTCAGAAATTCCAATCTGAGGCTTATTGTTTTCAGCAATGTAAACCACACCGGTTTCTGTTTGCAAACCACCAATTCGAAATACAGAATAATGAATCACTTTTTGTTGTTGCTGAGAAAAAGTAATATTTACAAGATAAACATTATTCCCCATAACGACGACAATGGCATTAAATTTTGTACTTGTGAAAATGGCTCGTCCTTGTGTTGCATTAGCAAATTGGTTAGAAGGAACACCGATTTGGTAGCCTGCGTAGGGAACCATAAAAGAATCAGACATAAACATATTGTAAGTCTTTTCAACACTTATCTTAGGATAGCGGCCAAACGTGCTGGAGCCTACAATGTTCAGAGGAAACTCTCTAAAGTTCTTTCCACGGGTTATCATAGTATTCCAAATCCTTTTGTTAAAATGCCTATGATAGTTATGTTCAAGCTAAATACGAGTCCTGTTAGCCATCTTAACGTTTTCTTAATATCTTTAAGGTCTCTATCTAATGAGACTAGATTTTCTTCAGCTTTAGATATGCGCCTTTCAAGATTTATTCTGTCTTCTATTTGTTCCATTTAACCATCCTTGGTTAAGAGTTTATTCTATGTGGTTGTGCTGTTCTAGGTATTGAATTGCTGTTATAAGTAGTTCAATATTATCCTCAAAATGACCTAATCCTTTGTTACAAGCACCGCAAAGAAGCGCTCTAACTTTTCCTGTCTGATGACAGTGGTCTATGGCCAACCTACAAAGCTCGCCTTCTTTTCTTGATTTTTGCCTATTTTCTCTTTGGCAAATGGCACATAAACCTTTTTGTTCCTCATTCATTCTATTATATTCATCAATAGAAATGTTTCTTAATCTCACTGATTCTCTCAAACTCCATAGACTTCCTAAACGATCACGTTGATTCTTAGCCCATTCCTTATATTTCTCTGGAATTTCTTTGCGCCTTCTGCGTTCATTTGCATTAACTCTTTCCCTGTTTTCTGAGCGCCATTTTTGATTATAAACTAATCGTTCATCTTTATGGGCATGCTTATATTTCATGTCTTTAGCTCGTCTACAAATCCTGCACCTAAATTGCTGACTTTCTCTTTGCTCTCCATCTTTAGTTTTATATTTAATTTTTTCTATTTGAATATCTTCTTCTGATAATTCGCCATGTATTTTACATACTTTCTTCACTTAGGTCTCCACTTAATTAAAAGTGGACTATATAATATTAATTAGGGTTAATCAATGACCTTTCATTAATTACCCTTATTATCCGTAATATAAATATACAAATTGTACTCAAGCCCTCCAACCATGCCCGATATTGACGTCTCCCCAGTTGTAGCCAGGATTTGAATCAGCGTAAAGAATAGAAAGTTTTTTGCCCGTTAAGTCTGGAGGGTCCATGTACATCAGTTTTCTGGCCATAGACTGATATATTTTTTCTGATTCGGGATTAAATATCACGCCATATTCAGAACACATATAGCGAGCAAGAGCATAGCGTAAATATTCTATATATGAGGTATCGTAGCCTTGTATATTGTTATTGATGAAAGTATAGGTCGTATAATTTGGGATATTATATGGATTAGTTAATGTAGTGGTAACATCTTGCAAATCTGTTTGTAATGTGACATCCACCAAGAATATCTTGACTTTCATTTTTATGGGGTAGTTTGTATCTGGAATGAAGTACATGCCAAATGTGCCCCCACCAACACCACGTTCATAGTTCCATGAGAAGGGCAATGTGTAAATGTTGTCTACGCGAGATGAGCCAAAATAATTGCTTCTACTGGTCGATACCATGGGATAACGAACCACATTAATATTGAATGTGGACTGTTCAATGGCCGCCACATTGGGTAGAAAATAATATTCTTGCTGAGGAACTGCATTGAACGTAATGTACTGCCAATAAGGGATCAAATCGGTTTCAATCTGCTTATAATTCAACAAATCGTTGAGCATATGCAGTCCGTCGTAGATTTGGTCTCCTGTTGGTATTTGTAAATTACGCGCTACGATTCCAGAAAGGAACCAGGAGCGCGTAATAAGTCGTTCAGCAGTGTAGGCCATAATTACCGCTCCTTGGTTTTATGTTTCGCCTAACAACCTAACGTACTGTTAAGTTGGATAAGCGGTGTGTGGTGCTCCATACCATCCAACGACAGAGACAGATACAGAATCGCTTGAACTTGTTACCAAGTAATCAAAGGACGTATGACTTGAACCATTTACGCCGGCAATGATTTGTAGGTATTGAGTCTGGGCAACTCCTGCAACTTGCCCTACAATCGTAGATAAACCACTGGTGGCAGAACTTCCTGTAGGCCTGAACTCCACCACGTCATTAGTGGCTGCTGGAATAAAAGTCACCAAAAGCTCTAAAATAACATTAGGTAACGTTCCAGCAGGAACAGCGCTGTTACAGTCGACACCTGTAAATGTAGTTGCATTACCTCCTGAAAGCACAGAAACAGCAGGAGATAGGTAATACCCTAATGCGCCTGACATGCTTTGTGGTTCATGAGTGGCGTACACAAAATGCGAAGAAGTATCAGTCTCTATGAAACCAAGTAGACGAGAAGAATCATATCCCTGAGGAATCAAAGGAAACGCATTGGAAGACAAGCTAATTAATCCTGCAACTTGGTTGTAGCCTCGTGAATCACCAATGAGGTAGATTGCATATTGAGTGCTTGCTGCCAAAGTACCGGAATCAAGGCCATTTGCTCCGTTTATTGCTGAATTAAGAAACAAAGGTTGCTGATAATTTTGAAACAAAATCGCAGGATATGTATTGCCCTGAAGGTTTTGCCAACTTACCGGCATGTCCATGACGTCGTTTGAATCTCTAGCCTGTCCTGGGGCTATCGCTAGAACGGTTGTAGAAGCCACAGAAATATTTAAACCACTAATATATAAATGGGGCAATGAATAGATTGCATCATTTTGACTGGATGGAACCAATCCGCCTGCATCACCTGAAAAACCAACCATGATTATCTCCTATAAACTGTAAGTTAATTCCCTCGATTTCGAGGGAATTGCCAATTAACCTTGTGACAATGGAATGATATAGCGCATGGAGTACTCAGGTACAATGACTGAACCATGAACTTCGTCATAAATCATGCCGGTTTGGTTTTGACCGAACAGAGAACCATAGGTCAATCGCAATGAGGCCCCGGTATCATCATCGTACTCATTGGCTGTTGGGTATGGGCTTTGTTCTGGTAATTGAGGCATCGCCAAGTAGGCTGCATCGCCACCTAAAATACCTCCACAACGGTGGGAAGGCAGACCTAAAATTTGCATCCCTGCAACAATTGGGTTGTTTAGGTTTTGATTTTGACCACCAGCCCAGTTCAATGCCGGAGTAATGTTGATTGTCACATTACCGGACGCATTAGCAGCCGCATTCGCTGTGGCTCTAAATTGGACGGGGTTAGCACTTGGGAAATGACCGATGAACGTTAAGTAACGCATATTCGGTTGACCACTTACGCCATCTTGGAATTGGAATAAGTCACCAGCGAACACGGCATTAGCATCACTTGCAGTAGCGCCACTTACGGTAATTTGAGTTACGTTATTTCCAGTTGGGTCATTGGTAGAAATCACAGTTAAGGTTTGTTGGTTCACGCCAGTATCGCCGGAAACATGAAGAGGCATTAAGTTTGATTGGTAATAGCTAACAAGCGGCGTTCCGAAGTCGCCTACTTCCCAACTCATTGCAATTTCATCGTTACGATGAGGTACGAATTGGTTCAGACCATTTCCTACAACGCTTGGGACAACTGTATCAGGCAAGTAGACCTTAATCCCTTCAGCTACGGAACCGTAGTTCTTGAAGAACATAATGGCTTGCGCTAATTGTTGGTAAGAACTAATTGCTGTTGAACCATTGCCGTAGAAGCGATAAGGCCCCGAAAATGTATTAGTAGTTCCGTCTAATTGAGACACAACACCAGACGCCCAATTTAAGGCTATATTTCCTTCAACAAGTGCTGCAATTTCTGCAATTGCACTTTTCCCAAACACACGCATGTAATCTTCCTCACCTTTTTCAAGGTTGAATATGCGCTGTTGGCTGGTCACTGCGAAGGAGGTATTGTTCGCTTGGTCAGCAGCAAGCGTTTGAACGCGCTGTACGGCTGGCTGGAAGGAAGCTACAAGTCCTGCGGTAGTAGTGAAACGTGGAGGCAAGTCGAAGGTCACTACAGAGCCTAAGTTGGCTTGTATTTTATCGAAATCCTTAAATTTTGTATTAAATGTACTGATATGGCAACATAAGTTCTGTAATAGAGCAAGTCCAGAACGTTGGTATGTTTGCACCTGTTGCAATATGTTAGTTGGGAAAACTGCCATGTTAATTACTCCTAACTTTAATCCTTTAAGTTAGGAATCAGGATGCGCTTAGCCTTTGTATTTTCTCTTCAAGTCAGACCAAGACAGGGAACCTGATTCCGCTCCGGTGTTAGAAGGTCTTTGTTGAGACAATGGCGCGTTTGCATTTTTAGCCTGTGAACTTTCATCATTTGACTTAATTGAGTCAGCCAAACGCTTCATTTCATAGACGGCATCGCCTGGACTATGCTCGCTTAGCGCTTCAAGACGGTATAATTTGTCTCGATTCTGAGCTAGGTGATAGAGTACGTCAGCAGTATTATCAACGTGTTCGGCTAGAAGCTGTACGACGTTTGGATAGCGTTGCATTGCAACGTTACTGGTGACGGAATCAAAATCTGAAAACTTGTCTTTCCCAGCGACAATCTTGTCTCGGAACATGCCCACAATTCGATTAGCAGCCTCCATATTTGCCCTTTCCTGAGCTTCCTGCTCAAGTTGAGTAAAATGGCGTTTAATCTCATCACCTGCCAAACGCTTGATGTCATCTTCCGATGAAACGTTTCGCACTGTAGTTGGTTCATGATTTTGTTGGGGTGCTGTGGCTGGCTGCGATTGAGTTTGTTGTCGCTTATAAGCTTCAACAGCTTTCTCGGCTGCTTCACGTTTTGCACTTCCTACAATCTCATTAACCTGTGACTGTGGAATCATTCGTTCAGTTTGTTGCTGAACTACAGGTTCCGTCTGGGTCTGACTCATATCAGACGCATTATCCATAACGCTATTATCCATACATTCCCTTCTAGCTATTTCCCCGCTACGGTAATTTCCTCTGCCTTACGAACAGGTCTCGGATTATTACGCCATCACGCTTAAAATCTGCCTCGCGTTACGCACGAGTCTCGGTAAACAGTTGCCATCCCTAGCAAGCGCAAAAAATGCGTGTCCACAGGTACAATTTAGTCAAAATGACTACTTCACTCAATGTGCTGTATGAGTCGGTATGAACCAATATGAAAAACACTGAAATATGTTAACGTTTACGACTTTATTGATATTTGTTAATGCCATATGATGAAGATTAAGGATGTTGACAAACATAAAAGAAATTAAGGATAATACATGTTGAAAATAGACGGAAAAAAATATTTGGTCGAAAAAGAACTATCCCAAAAATATGGACTATCAATTCATTGGTTCAGAAAAGCACGATACGAAGGAAAGA